TACGAGATTCGCCTTAGTCTCGTGGGCTCGGAGATGTGTATAAGAGACAGGTAATAGATAAGCACGGTGAAAAGCACTGGATCAAAGAGGAGATAGTACCAAGCTATAGGGATTCATTACAAGCAGATAACATGCTTAACAAGCTAGAGGGGATATATAACGATAAAGAGCATGCTAACAAAATAGCAGAGCTTGAATACAAAGAACTCATAAGACGCAACAGACAGTCAATTAAATACAAACGTAATGTAACAAGTAAAAATAAAGATATCATACAAGAGGCTACACAGGTAGACGGGGTAGAGGGGGACTAAGCCCTTGGGGGGGTATATATCTGACCCCTCTCCTACGTAATAATATTTTTCCTGAAAGGGTTAACATGACAAGTTCTGAAAAGAAAAAATACGATGAATTGGTAGCAGAGTTTGGGGAGGAGCATCTTGGTGCTGGGGATGAAAGAGATCCTGAATGGCACTGGATGAGATGGAAAGCTACGACTGATTTGTATTGGCTTGGGACGAATATATTGGGGCTTGAGAGAGCGAAGAAGAGAGTTCATCCGCCATTACATAGGTGGTTATGTAATGTATTAAGTCTGGAAGATGACAAGATGGTGTTGATTCCCCGGAAGCATGCTAAGACGACATGGACGATTGGATATATTGTTATGCTGATATTAAAGACTTTTGGGCGTATAAGGATATTGTATTTATCGCGGACGGAGAAGTTGGTGGTAAAGAATCTTAATGCGGTGAAGAGATATTTGGCACTGCCGTTATTGAGAAGGTTGTTTCCAGAGATTATACCAGATCCTGGGAAAGAATACAGAGGCTGGAAGATTTCAAACCAGAATGAATTGTTGCTGAAGGAATATAAGGATATGATTTCTTCTGAGCCGAATGTTGTTGCTTATGGTGCGGCGTCAGCGTTTACTGGGGCGGCAGTTGATGAGATAATTCTGGATGACTATATTGATGACAAGACTTGCGGGTCGGCTACGTTGATGGAACAGGCGTTGGAGGATTGGAGGTACTTGCAGCCGTTGCTGGACTATGATGCTATTGTTACGATAATCGGGACGTTTTATCATTATAACGATTTGTATAACACAATTATTCGTGAGAAGCATTTCCCGCAGAACCGTGTCTTTATTCGGCGGGTACAGGAGAATGGAAAGTTTATTTATCCAACGATGTTTAATAAAAAGCGAATGGAAAAGCTTCGAAAGAAGCTTACGTCCTATATTTTAAGCTGTCAATTTTATCTTAATCCTACTCCGAAACAAGATCAGATTTTTCCAGGACCGCAACCTGTTTGCACGCAATTACCAAAACAGGATTATAAATATTATCTGTTGGTAGATCCAGCTCCGACTATCAAGAAAACCAGTGACTCGACAGGGTTTGTTGTGGCGGCTATTAATAAACAGATGTTTATATATTTTGTAGAAGCTTTCAAGGTTAAAAAGAAAGGGGCGGACAAAGCAGACCTAATAATTAAGCTTTGTTTGAAATACAGGTTTGAAAAAATAGGAATTGAATATGGGTTGCAACAAGATCTTGATTATATTATAAAGTTAAAGAAGAGTCAGTATGAGAAGGATAATAATGTTAGGGTGTATATGCCGATAGAGCCTATTGCCCTTAACAACAAGCAGAGTAAGGGAGATAGGATTTATCTTACTTTGGGACAATTTGTGCGGAATGGCAGAGTTCAAATTGTTGAATCCGGATGTTACGACTTGATACGGCAAATGGACCTGTTCACCGGCAAGGGTAAGGAAGAGGACGATGTTGTCGATGCCGCCTCTATGCTATTCCCTCTTGTTGATCAATTCCATGTACCGTCTTCGCTTATTGATAGAATAAATCCCGCAAAGGGGACATTTTTTGATATATTTAAAAAGAAAGTAAGAAATGATTGGAGGAGTAATTTTGCTTAACAATTTAGTGAATCCAGGGAAAAGCAATGACCAGACTAAAAGTGCGGCGCAAGAACCCACTGTCCACGGAAATGCAATTAACACAACCCCCACGTCTAAGGGTATTGAGTCTCTCCTAAAAATGGGTACTCAGAAAATGCAGGAGATGGGTAACAACATGTACCAGCAGGGGGCTAGGAAGCTGGGGCAGCCGATTAAGTTCCAAAGAGGAAAGGCTATCCGTGAAATATTTCCCGATAAATCAAATAGTGCGGTTACAAAGGCTATGAAGCCTGCAAGCCCGATGATGAGCCCTGAGATGAGGGCGTTGAGCTGATGCCTAACTATGATTTTTGCTGCAAGGAGTGTGGTCATGTGCATGAAGAGTTTAAGAAATACAACAAGGAAAAGAACTGTGTTGAGGATAGTGTTTGTCCTGAGTGCGGCGGCCTTGCTCCTTATAAGCCTTCTTTTGGTGGTTTTAAGATTGCCTTTCGTGAAGGAGTGGATATCTGCACTGGCGCATACCACCCAACTCAGAAACATTATGAAGATTATCTTAGAGATAAAGGGATGGTAAAAGTTGATTGAACAAGATGTTAAAAAACTAAAAGCAACGGTTGATAAAATCTTTGATTCAGAGGAATACAAAAAGAGACGGGAGCGGATGGACAGATATTATAAGTACTATTGCGGGTACTTCTGGCCTGAAGGAGAACTCCAAGACCCAGACGAAGCAAAAGAGTCCAAAGTTTTTATTAACCTTTTCTTTTCTACAATTGCCACGATTGCCCCGATGCTTACTGATAACAAGCCGATATGGAGTGTCAGAAGTGAGTACCTTTTTCTACAGCCGATTGCCAATTTATATAAAGCTGCCGGTGATAGTATTTGGGAGATGGAAGACCTTGAAGCTAAAATCTACAAGATTGTTTTAGATGCACTAATTACGGGGTTTGGTGTAGCGCAAGTGAGCTTTGACCCTGAAAGAACTGTGAGAGGGGAGGTGGCAGTTGATGTTATTGATCCCCGGACTTATTTCCAGGCTCCTGGGTTCGATGACAATTGGGATGCGCCTTTATGCGGAACAGTGACTGACCGTTCAATTTGGTGGATTAAGAAAAACTATCCGGACAAAATGGATGAAATAAAGCCTGGACCCTCAGGAGTAGTCGGGAAGGCTTTCGAGAAGGTAAAAGAAACCTTTACAGGGAAGCCCATGGATCATGAATACCTGGGAGAAACAGTTAAAGTCTATACCATTTGGATGCAAGATGAGACAATGGACGAAATTAAAAACGAAGAGGGCGTAAAAGAAAAAGATGAAAACGGCAAGACCAAGAAGAAAAAGAAATATCCTAACGGGCGATTCAGGATTTTCACAGACCATGTTGAACTTGAGGACAAACCTTATGCCTATAATCACGGCAAGCCTCCCTGGGTATTATGCTATGATTATGTCATCCCTCACAGCTACGCTGGGATGGGAGAATCTCAGCAAATAGAAGGCATAGTTCTTGATTATAATTTAAGTTACCGGAAGCTAAGCAAACATATCAGACTGTATGCAGACAGGCCCTGGATTAAAGATTCTGGAGATAATATTCCCGAGGAAACATTTAAGGAAGACTTGTTAAGTAAAGGCCCAAGAGTCTGGACAAAAGCTATGGGGTCAGAAGATCCCCATCAATTAAGGATTGATCCTATTGACCAGGCAATATTTGCTCACATTAATGGGTCTCCCGTGATAATCCAGGATATTAGCGGGTTAACTGATCTGAGTAAAGGTGTTGCAGGGAAGAAACAGAGGCAAAGTGCCCATGAAATATCAGCTCTTCTTGAAACCTCTTATACCAGAACCCGTCAAAGAGTCCGCAATCTTGAACACTTTATTAAGAGAGTGTTTACCCTTATTGTTGAAATCATGCAGCAGTTCTACACAGAAGACCGGCCTTTCTCTTTAAAAAACAATGATGGTAATAATGAATGGTATAATATCAGCAATAAGGCTGATTCTGTAAAGAAACTGATGGCTCCAAAGGGGATGGCAGAGGGGCAGCCTGAGTTTATTGAAAAACCAAATTCTGAGAACGATGAAGAATACCAGATGGAAAAACAGCAGTGGGAAGATTATGCTGAACTTATAGGGCATATAGGAGAGGAAAAATCCGTATTCTTCAAGTTCAGGATTGATATTGAGACCAATTCCATGTTACCAATGGATAAACAGGCTATGGCTAACCTGTCCTTGCAACTAGGACAGCAGGGACGGTTAGACACGTTGTCGTTACTAGAAGCACTTCATTGGCCTAACGCGAAGAGGGTTGTGGAAAGACTAAAGGCCGAAGCACAAGAAAAAGCACAAATGGCAGCAGGGCCTCCGCAAGGAATGCCTGCTATGCCTCAAGGAGGAATGAATGGGTGATATGCAAGGAGGAATGCCTCCGGAAAAACCGATGATGGGAAACCCTATGGCTATCCCTGAGATAAAAGAAAATGCAAGTATAATGAATCCTATTGATCTTGCAGCGATGAAACAAAGCGGGGAGTTTACTCCGCAGATGTCAATAAGAGAAGTTTTGGCAAAACTTGGGATGACTGATATAGACGCGCCTGGATCGGCTATGCAGCTGGTGGAGTTTGGGAAAAAACAGGTGCAAAATGCAGACATGACCAAGAAGATGCAGAATATAGGTGGAGCAAAACCGGCTGGACCGGGAACCGTGCCGCCGCAAGTACCTCCAGAGGAGATGCCTCCTCAGGGACTTGATAGTTTAGTATAAAGGAGATTTAAGATGCCTGATTTAGACATGAACGTTCTTCCTGAAGAGGAACTGGACAGTACCGTCCCTGTCGAACCAATAGAACCGGTGGAACCGTTTCTGAAGATTGACGACAATACCTTTTTTAACACCCCTGACGAGGTCATAAAAGCCTTTAAAGAAGGGACTATGCGTCATTCGGACTACAATAAAAGCAAGTCTGAAATTGAACAGGAAAGGATACGGCACGACAATGCTGTAGCCGAGTACAACAGGCGGCTTGCCGAAGACGAGGAAAGGTATAAGCCTTTGAGAGAGCTGGATAAGGAGATGAAATCTAATCCGACTTTTGCCAAAGAAATACAGACTGCTGTTGCCAGGATTAGAGGTAACCCGTCTGGTGAAGATGTTATGGCGAGAGTAAAGGCTTACGTTGATGAACAGTACGGACCACAACTAAGTAGGGTGAAGGAGCAAGAAAAGCGGGAGAAAGCCGAGACTGAGTTTAATAATGCTTTGTCCGCGCTTGCCCAGAAGTATCCTGATACAAACAAGGATGCTTTGAGGGAAGAATGGGCAAACCTTATGGGGCCTGAAGCCAATATGGTTACTATTCTTGAGCTTATTCACCATGCCATAAGAGGAAGGGGCGTTGATCCCTCGAAGATTGAAAAGGATGTTATTGCCGGCCTTGAAGCCAAGAAGGGAGCATCTATGCCGTCTTCAAGGGGAGCAACAGTACCGCCTCCAGGCAAATTAACAGGAACAGAGTCTTTAGAAGACATTGCTGATTCTGTTAAATTAGAATTAGGAGGATAGTCAAATGACTTACAACGAAGCACAAGCCATTTCCGATAAAGGCTTTGATAAATCGCTGCATGTCCAAGTCTATGATTCAAACCCGTTCTATATGAAACTGAAAGAAATGAAACAGGTTCAATCAAAGGGTGGTGGACGTTACTGGACATGGAATGCACGTATTGCAAAGCTCGGAAGAGCAAATGCACAAGACCCACGTGCGGACCAGACATATGTTATGAAAGAAACACGTACTCAGGTAGAAGACACACCTAAGTATTACACTGTAAATAACATAATTCCGTGGGACAAACTCAGGGAAAACAAAGGTCCTGCACAGAAAGTTGATCTTATTAAAGATGCAACCAAGGAATTAAAAGAGGATATGGAAGACCGTCTTTCAACAGACCTCTGGACAGCAAACCCGAATGGAGAGGGGATTACTCCCCTCTCAACAGCAGTTGATGCTACTTCAACTTATGCGGGTCTTGCATACAACGATGCGTCTATTGATACAGGCGCATGGAACTCCCAGGAAGATTCTGACACAACAAAGCTTGAACTTTTTGGTGGAATATATGGAACTTCTACTTACCAGAGTCTTTCAAGTATGGTTGCTGCTTCCCAGTTTGGGAATAACGGGCCTACAATGCACTTCACCACAAAAGAGTTAAAAGCTCTTTATGG